CCACGGACTCAACCGCCTCGATGACTGCGAGGGCTTCCCGTTCGGTGGCGACCCCGATGACGGTCACGGCGCGCGAGGCGTCCGTGACCATCCCCGAGGCGTGGATGTGCGGCATCAGGCGACCGCGACCACTGCGGCACCGACGTCGAGCGGGATGTAGATCAGGTCCCACTTGAGCGCGCCGGTGGATGCGGCACCGTAGGTGACGGAGATGATGCCGATAGGCACGATGGTCCGCACGCCCGGCAGGTCCGTGTACCCGGCGTTGGTCTTGACCAGCGCCGTGGCCGCCGCGGGCGGGTTCGCCAGCGTGATCCGGCCGCCGACCTCGAGCGCGTTGATGTCGCCGACCGCCGAGGACAGGTCGATCGCGGACCCGGTCGTCGGTGTCGACGTGAGCTTCACGGTCGTGGACTGGCCCTGGATGACTGTGGTCACCTCGCCGACCAGGGACACCAGCAGGATCCGACCACCGGAGACGGTGAACAGGTTGCCGGAGCCGAGCGGCGTGTTGTTGGTGGCCGTGGACGGGCGGGCGACCGCGATGCCGGCCGCGATCGTGCGGACGTCCTGGGACTTGATGAGTGTCGACATGTCCGGCCCCTAGACGATCGGCGAGCGGAGGTTGGACGGGCGACGCTTGACCTCGAGGTCGGCGAGGACCATGACGCAGGTCGCGGACGCGTGCGAGGCGGCCACGTACTTGTAGCCGTCCGGCAACTGCTCCTCGTTGATCTCGACGACGAGGATGTCGCCGGTGCCGGACGTGGTCGGTGCGGTGTTCGCCGCGGCCTGCGCCGTCGAGGTCCACAGCCCGGTCGATCCGACCTGCTGCCAGTAGAGGGTGATGCCGTCGCCGTGCCCGGCCGCGCCGTCATAGTTGAGCGGCGACGTGCCGGCGGCGTCCTTCGCCACGGTGACGGTCAGGTTCGTCGCGCCGGATGCGCCGACGGCGTAGATCGTGAGCGTCGCCGCGTCCTGCATGGACGTGTACTTCGCCGTGGTGGTGGGGCTGCTGATCGCGTTGTGCAGCCGACCGAGTGCGTACATCGTGGTGCTCCTTCATCTCCGGTGGGGTTTCAATGCCACCGGGGTGGCGGGCTCACCGGGTCATGCCGGTGAGCCCCGGATGGGGTGTTAGCGGGTCGCGAGCTGGACGAAAGGCGACAGCGTGTTGGAGCTGCCGTTCGCCGGGGTGATCGCCGACTGCAGCCACGGCCGGCCGTCGACGCGCTGGATGATCCGAAACGCCGTCTTGTCGTTGCCGAACAGGTAGTGCGGCGACGAGTCGGCGGTCATGACCTGGCGGTCGCCGATCAGGTAGTACGACAGGTCGACGAAGTTGATGTCGCCGGTCGTGCCCAGCGCCGACGCCTTCTCCGACACGATCAGCGGGCGGCCGAGGATGCTCATCGGCATCGCCTCGGACCCGGTGATCACGAAGATCGAGGAGCCGCCGGTGCCGACGGACAGGGCCATCGTCAGCAGCTCGGACAGGACGTCCGGGGAGACGATCCACACCGCGTTGGCCAGCGAGGACGGCAGCATGCGGGAGTACATCTTGGCGCAGTTCTCCCACAGCACGGTCTTGGTGAGCTGCCCGGTTTCCTTGGCCACGCTGACCGCCGCGGCGTTGTTGATGAACCCGATCGGCTCGCCGACGCCGGAGCCGCCGAAGAACGCCTTGTCCTCGTAGAACGCGAGGCCCTGCGGGAACACCCGGTCGATGAACCCGTTGAATGCCGGGGCGTCGGCGACGAGCTCGTTGGGGACGCCGGAGAATCCGGTGAGCTTCTTCGCGTCGAGGACGACCTGGCCGAACGTCGCCGACGTGTCGGTGAGCGTCGCGCCTTCCTCGGTCCAGTAGAAGATCAAGCCACCGAAGACGCTGGTCGCGTTGGTGGTGGAGTCGACCATCGGGATCGGCACCCGCAGCGACGACATCGGGATGATCGTGGCCCGCGGCCGGACGACCGAAGACTCCAGCGACCACTCGAGGAGCTGCGAACGCATCTCCTCCGGCACCAGGAAGCCACCGTCGCCGGGGACCTGGGAGCCGAACGCGTTCATGATGTCGCGGGTCGCCGCGAGCTTCGGGGCCAGGTCCTTGCTGTTGGGCAGCGTGTCGGCGCGGTGCCAGATCGCCTGCAGGAAGTCGGCCGTGTCGTCGAACTTGCCGGCGAGCTTCGCGCCCGGCGCCTTCTTGTTGTAGAGGCCGTTGCGGCGGCGCTGGTCGCGGTTGAGGTGCGCGCCGTCGAGCGGGTTCGCGTTCAGCGGGATCGGGTTGTCGGCCGGCTTGCCACCGAGGTCGGTGACGTAGGACGCCATCGCGATCTGCAGCTGCTCGCGGATCTGGGCGGCCAGGTCGGGGGTCCGGATGGCCACCGAGTCGGCGTAGGCCTTGATCAGGTCCTTGAAGGTGCCGTTGGTGAAGTGCTGCTGGACCTTGGCGACGTCCGACAGCTCCTCTTCCAGCTCGGCAGACGTGGTGGGGATCGTTGGTGCGGTCATGATGCGACTGCCTCCTCGGAAGGCTTTAGGGCTTGCAGTGCGGCACGGACTTGTTCGGCGTCCCACACGAAGGCGGGCGTCGGGTCTGGGGTTGGAACCGGATCGGGATCGGGTACGGCGGCGACCGGCGCGACGGGCTCAGGTTCGGGCGGCGTCGGGCCGGTGGGGACGGCGCGGGCGAAGATCGACAGGTCCCAGGTGTTCGCGGGGACCGGTGCTGCGGGCTTCTCGGGGGCTACCGTGATCTGGTCGGCGAGCCCGGCGGCCTTCGCCTCGTCGGCGTTGTACCAGGCGGTTTCCTGCATCGTGGCGCGCCAGTCGGCGACGTCGCCGCCGGTCTTCTCGGCGTAGATCCCGGCGATCGTGTTGCTGATCTTGTCGAGCAGGTCGGCGGTCTGGCGCATGGTGTTCGCGTCGCCGATACACATGCCGGACGCGTCGTGGATCATCATCGTGGCGTTGCGGGCCATCACCACGGTGTCGCCGGCCATGGCGATGAACGACGCGGCGGATGCGGCGATCCCGTCGACATAGCTGGTGACGGTCGCCGGGTGCTGCTCCAGCGCGTTGTAGATCGCCACACCGTCGAAGACCTCGCCGCCGGGCGAGTTGATGTGCAGGTTGATCGACGAGGCGGTGACGGCGTTCAGCGCGGTGACGAAGTCCTGGGCAGTGACACCCCAGTAGCCGATCTCGTCGTAGACGTAGATGTCGGCGCTGTCGGACTCCATGTGGTTGTCGATGCGATACCAGTCGGTGCGGCCCTCGCGCAGTTTCGCGGTCGGCCGCGGCTGGCGCTGCGCCATGAGGGTCAGGACGTCGCCGAAGCGGTCCTTCTTGCCGTCGTCGGCGTCGTCGAGGTGCGCCTGTAGGTGCTTTTTCACCCCGGCCTTGTCGGACTCCGGGATACTGGAGTTGTCCAGGCGGGCCAGCCCGTTGCGGCAGGCGGCGAGGTTCGCCGGGCCGCCCTTGGTCTTGTGATGCGGGAACTTGAACGACGACTTTTTGTCGTCGACGTCATCATCGCCGGGCGTGTGCGACGACGCGTCGGCGTCGGCGGACTGCCACGCGTGGCAGTAGTGCAGGTCCGCGTACTCGTTCGGCATCGCCGAGACGGCCGCCGGGCCGTCCCACGACGTGTCCACGGTCGCCGTGTGGTGGACTGCGATAGCCGAGGCCAGGATTACGGTCACTGATCGCCGCCTGAGGTTGTGATGGTCACGTAGCCGTTGGATGTGTCGGCGGCGAGCGCGTACAGCTCGGCGTCGGACAGCGCCGGCTTCACGCCGCGCGGCCCTTCGACGAAGGGCCGCGCGGCGCCGGTGGTGTAGGTGAGGACGCCGTCGGCGAGCGTCACGTCGTCAAGGACATGTCCGCTGCGGCCGGTCACGAGCAGCATCAGAAAACGCTCCCGTCCGCCTGGGCGTATGGGGCGATGGCAGCCAGCCGCTGCTGGGTCTCCGTCAGCCACGCCGACCGGTTCAGCCGGTCGAACTCGGGCCGCAGGTGGCCGAGAACCTCTTGCAGGTGGGCGACGTCGGCGCGGGAATAGTTGCGGGTGCCGCCGATGTCACCGCCGGGCAGGAAGTCGAGCAGCCGGTGGGCGAACACGTTGTTCGGGCCGGTGACCATTTCCATGACGAGCCCGGCGTCGCCGGCAGGC